CTTCTGTCATAAGCTCACAATTCGTTTCGTCTACTATGTTAAAGCCTGATGCCGTAACAAATAACAAAGCTGGTTTCTCTCCTGTAGCTTTCCAATAGACTGCTTGTTGCATAACTTGTTGCACAGATGGTTCTGTCTTAGGTTTAGGTATACGCCAAGACCTAGTGCCATCTTTCTTTGGTGGGTTCCTCATAGGTAGAGAGCATTTTAAATCAATCTGTCTGCCACCACCTGAGTAATCCTGGTATAAAACTATAGGTACATCTATCTTAGGTTCAATAAATTGTTTCATTGATTCTCCCTCGATACGATTGACACCCTCAAAATATTTGTGCAATCCATCAACTGCATGTTTAATCATCTCAGGCAGATGCTCACGAAACTCCTCGTATTCTTCTGCATCTTTACCATTATCCCATGTTCTAGGTGTGTAACCCTGGTATTCTGTAAGTGCATATCTTACAGACTCATTGATTTCCATAGGGTCTTGTTGTCCTCTGATTGGACTAAAGTTATGTAATCCCATAGCACAGTCTGTACCTGTCTGTACTTTGATGCCTGAGATTGGTCGTGATGCCATAGGGAAAGACATCTTATGTTCTTTTCTGAGGTAATGTTTCAGCACCATCTCATCTTTAGTTATGTTTGCATTACTTGCACTCTCGTGTTTCATGCCAAAGTTTATTCTGTAATCAGGTATCTCAGCCATGTTGTATTCCTTTCAATATGTGAGCTATAACATCTACTGTCCAACCATTGCCTATCATCTTGTATCGCTGCGTATTAGATACATGATTAGTATAGTTATCAGGCATAGTTTGTAGACGTTCACACTCTAGTGGAGTTAGCTTTCGCCAACCATAATTACTTACTGCTACCTTTGGTTCTCTGTGACCACCTTGCATAGTCGTAAGAGTAGGAGCTTTACCATCTTCTGAATAAACTCTTTTGATACTGTCAAACCCTTTTAGATCAGCACTACCAACTCTTATAAGACCATCTTTAGATGTTGTTGGATTATCTATAGGTATTAATTTTTTTATGTATGTAGGTATTTGACCTTTATACATTGATGCAGTAAGGCAGTTAGCTTTAGGATCATCTATTGATTTAACCTTATTACCTCTAGGCTCTCCTGCCCAACTGTTAGCAAGATAGTTTGGTATGTCTCCAAAAGGAAGTTCTTCAAGTATATCCTTAATAACAATGCCTTTGTCTTGAGGTTGCATTGTAAGAACTGGTACATATTTATCGTCAACTAATTTAACAAACCAATATAATCTATTGCGACTTTGTGCTGACAATAATGATGAGTTTATTTTAATTGGACTGCAACCCATATACTCTGAAATAATATCTTCTGAATCTTTATTCATTCTAACATTTTCTAACAAAACATATTTAGGTTTTAGCTTGTCTCTTAGTTTAATAAAATCAAAAAACAATTTAGATCTAGGGTCCTCAAAATTTAATCTTTTCCCAGAAAATGAAAAACCCTGACAAGGACTGCCACCCATCATCAAACCTATTTTAGTTAGCTGAGTTTCTTGCAACAACTGCTTGGTATCAACTGTTGTTATATCTCCTAACTGTATTGTGTTAGGAAAGTTAGCTTGTGTAACTTGGATAGCATACTTGTCTATCTCACTTGCATAATAATTTGTTATTGGAATACCGAGTTTAGTTAGAGCTAATTGGCCGCAACTTGCTCCATCAAAACAACTAAATACATTCATAAATATCTCCTTTACCTTTGCTATTGATTACTAGATTATGCTCTATAATCTTTACTGTCAACATATTATTTAATTATAATTGACAGATTGTCAACATATAAATATTATAGCAATATGAAATTAATTGATTACATAAAACAAAATAGACTTACACAAAATAAGTTTGCCATCAAATCAGGGTTAACTCGTTCAGCTATTTGTAGGATATTAAAGTCTGAAAGATTTCCAAGTCCTGATACAATGAACAAGATAGAGCTTGCAACAACAGGTCAAGTAAAAGCAAATGACTTTCTCAAACAAATGCAAGAGAGAATGATAGATGGCAGATAGTCGTAACAAGGGAGCATCTTTTGAAAGAAAGATATGCAAGCTCATCAAAGATAACTTGAACTACGATGCCAAAAGAAACCTAGATCAGTATCAAGCCAAAGGACAAGCTGACATTGTTATTCCTGGCTGGTCTATTGAGTGTAAAGCGTACCAAAAAGGAACAACTTATAAGAAAGCTTGGCTGCAACAGACAAGAGAATCAGCTAAGCTGCTAGGACTTACACCAGTATTGATATATAAATTCAACAACTGTCCTATCAAGTGTGTTATTTCTCTTGATGTATTGTCTAGGAACTTTAGTGCTGGGCATGATTTAGTTTGTGAGGTTGATATAGATACATGGTTTTACATAGTTAGGGAAAGAGATGGATAAGTTTGAATTGTTACAAAAGACGGCTGATGTTGTGAAAGATAGAGGAGAGAGTTACGGCTCCATCTTAGACAATCATACTCGCATTGCTCGTTTATGGTCTGTCCTGTTAAAGATTGATGTTACACCTGAGCAAGTTGCTCTTTGTATGATAGCAGTCAAGCAAGCTAGGTTGATGGAAACACCTGACCATGAAGATTCCATACAAGATATTTTAGGCTATGCCCTTACCTACCATGAGTGTATCAATGCCAAAAAATAATATAAATATAATAAAAAAATATGCCAAGTCTTGTAAGACTAAAGAAAGATTTAAAGAAGTTGTTCTTTCTCTTAAAGTACTTGGTCATAGCAATGACCACATGGCAGACGTTACTCTTGATGCTTATTGGTCTTACTATAATGAGTTGTCTTCAGCTGAACAAAGAATGAGAGATGTTACTCGTTTTGTGCATGGTTTTGTAAGTAAACATATCCAAGATAAATTATTTTCTTGACAAGATTTTTCTCTTTTGTAAAATCAGCTTTGCTGTCCTAAGCAAATCCGTATGGCAATAAGCAAAACATAGTTTATGTATCTAAGCTTTGATTAATGTAAACTATAAAATTAAATAAAAATATTAGAGTTTGTAATATATCTATGCACTGATATAGCAGTGCATAGATATATCAGTGCATATAATAGAGATAGGCTCTCTTTTTTTATTTAATTAAAGTAAGCTATCCTAAATTTTTGAAGAGTTTTTGCTTCATCGTCATTTATATCTTGAGTTGTTATAACTGTATATTGTCTATAATCTAACTCATTATATCCATAAACTTCCTCGACCATTTCTCTTTCAGTCAACTCCTTTGCGAATATGCTATACTCTTCGTAAGAATTTTCTCCATCTTGTATTTCAAAAATAACTAGTTTCATGTCTCTCTCCTATTTCTCATCTTGATAAATTCTATGCAGTAAAATAGAAACTGTTTTACTAATTGGTCTCTGTCCAGACTCATAATAGTTTATAGCTCTTATTGTTATTCCAAGTAATTTTGCCAACTCGTTTTGAGTATACTGCAGCTCAGCTCTGATAGTTTTAAATTGCTCTTTCGTTAATTGCATGGTAATTTCTCCTTTACCTTTGCTAGGTTAGGGCGTTGCATTGTCATGTATGCAACGCCTTTTTATTATCTTACACTCCACATATAAAGCTTATTATGTCTCTCTGTGTCTTCTTCCTCGTTTCTCAATATGAAATAACATTTAGTTAAAGGATACTTAGACTTGTATTTTTCAAAGTTTTTAAATTCTTCTCTGACTTTGTTTTTAACAAATCTATTAAAAATATATTTGTCTATTTCTACGCCTATTTCATATTGATTGTTTACCATTTCCATTTGCTTAACCTCCAAATACTATTAATAAAAATATTGCGAATCCAAACATTACAAATAAAAATGATAGTTCTACAAAACTGATTGCGATTAGTTTTAAAAGACCTTTCATTATATCCACTCCTCAACAGTCAGGTTTCTTGCTTTAACCTCGTCATTGACCTTTAAAAGCTCAGCAAAGTGTGCTTGAGCTTTGTTTATGTTGTTATTAGACATTTCCAGGTTGCCTTTGCTGACTAGATCGTAATATAAATCCATTACTTGTTGGTCAGTCATTTGTTTTAAGTTTGTCATGTTATTAGCCTTTCTTTGTTGCTAGGTTGTGAGCTTGTAGCTCTCGCTAGTCTGGACAAGCCAGACTAACAAGAGTAACAAGGCTTATATATTATTTGCAGTGTTGTAACCTATTACAAAGCCAAACATCTCTTGGCTAGAGTTAAAACGTTTTAAGTCTGTGCCATATT